AGAAGGGCGAGCCGATGACGCCACGGGCAAAGTCGCCCTGACGCTGCCGAATCATCTCGACCAAGAACGACTCGGCCGTAGACATGGCCGATTCAATCATAATCAACTTGGCCTCGGTCATGGGCGGCGCGGCGCCAGGGTTGAACGCCGACACGTCACGGGCGTCGAGCCACGCAGCCACGGCCTCAAACCCGCCGGACTTATACCATGCCCAGATACGGGCGGCGTCGGCCTCGGGCAGACGCTCGGCCTCCGACCAGACAACGAACCACCGCCGGTCATCGGAGGGCAGACTGATGGCGGCGCGCTCGTTAGAGAAGGACAGTACGAACACGCGGTTAAGTGCGTCATACGGGTGCAAGCCCTTGCGGTTCACGCTCAGAAGTTCAGGCGGCGCGGCGATGACAGGCTTCAGGCTGTTTTCAAGCGCCCGCCGGTCTTTAGCCTCGGCCTGCCGCAGCTCGTTGATGACGATGACCTCGGACTCTAAGGCATAGCCCCACTGCGAGTTAAGTTCCTCGTTCTTGACGATTGCCACGTTGACGTGGGTGTGGCCGCCGATAGACCACAGGAACGGCGCCCAGAGCGTATCCTTACCGCTGCCAGGGCGACCGGCGTGCAAGACGGCATGGTTGATTTTCTGGTTGGCGTGCTGGCGCTTGTAGGCCATGACGTTGAAGACGTGCTCGCGCTCAACCGGGTCGGGGATCATGCGCTCGGCGTGCTCTAACCACACGGCCACGTCGCCGTCGCTAGCCGCCGGTCGCGCGTCGCGCCAACGGTTGCCGTAGACCAGGCCGTTACGCGAGACAAGAATAGACTCGCCGGCGGCGAACGTGACGCCGACGAGCGAGTGAGCGCCCATGGCCTGCCGGTTCTCATCGAAGCAGACAGAGGCTTCGATGTTGCGGTTGGAGCGGATGCTGCGGCAGGGGATGTGGCGGAACAGGGCGTTGAACGTCTGCCGGCTGATTTCGCGGCGATCCACCATGTCAAAGTAGCTGTCGTCGTCTTGGATATAAGCAAAACGCTCATACCATTGCGCCCGTTCGATGCGCCCCAGTTCGCGGCGCTCGACCTCCTCAATGACCTTGGCGGCCTCGTTGGGGAACTCCTCGGTGGGGGTGATTCTGGCCAAAGCGGACTCCATCTTTTTTGCGAGCAGGTCATCCCGCAGGCCGTAGCCCGTCTTGGGGCCGCCTTCGGCTTCAACCCACCGCAGGAACGCCTCGCTGTTCCAGTCGCCACAATGGCCGTGGAAGCAGGTGTAGCTACGCGTAAGGGGATTGTAGCGCCCGCCGGGATCGCCCGTCGTGTGCTCGGCGTGGTTAGGGCAGACAACGCCATACCAACCTTCGCCGTTGGCCTTGTCAAGCAGCAGCCCGCGCTCGCGCACCCACTCCAGAACGGTGTCGAGGCCGTCGTCCTCAAGGTATACGCCGCGTATATACGCCGTGTCTACAGCGCCGGGGGTGACGTTAAACGCTTGACAAATCTGCGCAAGCGTGTACTCGCGCTCGGGGTAAAACTCGGCCAGGATGGCGGCAAAGTTGTTGCGGCCTTCCTTGAGGTTAACACTACCCTCAATGCGGAAGTTACGTACGGGGTTGATTGCACCGGGGTCGGTATAACCCGCATCGGCGATGGCCTTGATGGCGGCCGAGAACTCGCCCTTGGTCGGCTGATCGTCCAGGCCGAACGTGTAGCCCCACTGGTAGTTGCCGGGGCTCGTCTCTAGCTTCCACGTCGGTTCCAGCGGCGGTACCTTGGACTTGGTGCCGATGTCATCCAGCACCATGAACGCCACGCGCTCGCAGTTGGCCGCAGAGGCCGAGAGGCCATCCGCCATGCGGTCAACGATGAAGCAGCCCGTGTTGGCGTACCACGCCCCATCAGGCCGGCGTTGGTAAGTGTCGAACAGGGCGGGCGGCCAGGTGTATTTCGGCGTCCCGTCGTTATGCGTCAGATGCTCGCCCTTTCGGACGATTGGCTTCTGACGGACGAACAAAATGGTTTCCCCTTCGGGGGCGATATTGTTAATATAGTCGGCGAATCTCATCGTAGACATCTCCAGTCTTCGTTAGCCCGGCCTAACCCACCGGGCTTTTTTTAGCCCTTACCGTACCGCGCCATGACCTTGACTTCGGCCTTGAGCGGAAACCCCGCAGCCCAGTCAGGCGCCGTACACATAACCGTATTCAACACCTCGGCGACCGCCTCGGCGGCTTCGTCGGCGCACTCAATGACGATTTCGTCATGGATGTGCAGCACCGTACGCAGCCCCTGACGGTCGAGCTCACGCAGGCTATGCCTTAGCAGATCGTTGGCGGTCGCCTGTGTGATGTTCTCGCAAGCCAAACCCTTCCACAGCCGCGCGCGCGGCCATTCGGTCGCATCCTGCGCAGGCTTCCAGGCGGCTTTGAGGTAACTCACCCCGTCCGACTCCAGACGGGCGAACGGATAACATAGCACGCGGCCTGACGGCAGGGCATACCAAAGATGCTGCCCGTCGTACATGTACGCCACGCGGCCCGCTCGTATTTCATGGTTGACATTTCGCATGGCGCGGGTGTAGGCGTCCTCCAGCTTCTGCCAGTAACGCACCGCCCAAGGGTTTGCCCGGCGCCATCGGTCAACAATACGCTGCGCCTCGGCCTCGGGCATACTCAGGCCGTAGGCTCGGCCCATGGCGCTGAACGCTCCGACGCCGCCCGCGAAGCCAAGCGAGAGGATGGCGACCTTGCCGATCTGGCGCTGCTCGTCGTTGACCGCCTCCGGCGCTAGGCCATAGATGCCGCCGGCCTCGCGCTTGTAGATGTCGCCACCTTGGCGGAAGGCGTCCAACACGTCCTCGGCGAGTCGGTCGGCGGACAGCCACGCGGTCGCACGGGCCTCTATCGCTGCCCAATCGGCCACGACGAAAATGTTACCTCGGGCGGGGACAAGGGCTGGGCGCAACATTCCTTTAAGAACGTCTGTAACGCGGCGACCGAACTCGGGCACGATACTGTGACCGCGCACCAGGGCATGTCTAACCGCGTCGGGCTGTTTGACGCACTTACGCGTAAAGTTATGGACTTGCGCGCCGTAGCTTGAAGCACGCCCGGTGGCACTTCCACCAGCAAATATAAAGGCTCCACGGACACGAGCGTCCTCCACGTCGGCTAGCTGCTTCAGCCGGTTGAACTTGGCTACCGACGAGGCCCAAAGGTCATCGGCGCATTGGATTACATCCGCCACGTCGGGCGGCACCTCATCGGCGTTATCCATGGCGAGCAGGTTGGCTCGCACGGTCTTGTCAATACTAAACTTCTTTTCGCCGTCCTTGTGGACGGTCATCAGGCGCTTGGCCTCGGGCCCGACGCGCTCCAGCACCCACTCGCGCATCTTAGGCGAGCGGACGGTCGTTATCGCGCCCTGCGTGACCTCAGCCACGATCCGCTCAATATCCTGCAGCTCGACTTCAGCGTAGCGCACGGCGGCCTCGCAGAGCGGCACGTCCACCATGACGCCGGCGTCGTTGATGCGCTCGTTGACGTGGTAATCGGCCAGCTCGGTGTCCGACAGGTCGCGCATGGCCTTGCTGATCTCGCGCATAGCGCGCACGTCCTGCTCGCAGTAGGCGACCATCTCGGCCATCAGCTCAGGGTCGGTGTTGAACGTCCCGTCAGCGCGGGGGATGGACAACTGCCGGATAAGCTGCGCGCCTCGGTAGTCCTTCTTCATCTTGGACGACAGGGCGCGGCCGATGTCCTCAAGGCTACCAGGCAGGCAGTTGGCCCGCGCCTGAGCGGCCGTGCAGTAGAACTGCGACAAGGCGAACGGCATGTCAAGGACATACCAGAAGATAAGCCGCTCAAAGGCAGCGTTGTGCGCGCGTATCTGGCCCTTGAAGTTAGCCACGCGCTCGGGAAACGGGTGCTTCGGCAACCACGTCTCGACCTCGCCATCGTCGAAAGCGTAGGACATGCACAGCACCTCAGTGCTCGCGTCCAAGGCGTAGTTGTACGCACCCGCCGCCGGTAGGTCGCACCGGCTACGGGTTTCAAAGTCTAGCCAAAGTATTGCCATCGAAGAATCGGGGGCCGTTACCGGCCCCCGCTCCATTACGCAACGCGACGCCGACGAGCCGCAGCAGCCGGCGGAGGCGTGTCATCGCCCTCCGGTGCCGAGGGAGCCTCGCCGTCCATGGACACCCACTCGACGATTTCAAAGACCGGCGTGTAGATGCGACCGTAGGACTTGTGCTGGTAGTGTTCCTTCTTCAGAACCACCACCGGCACGGGCTTGCTCTGGTCACGCTCGACCTGGGCTGCGATGGCCGCCGCCAAGGTTTGCACGGCACGCTTGCCGCCCACGGATGTAGTGCTGTAGCGAGCCTCAAGGCCCGCGTCCTCGCCCGTGATGCACTTCAAGCTCATGCCAACCTGAGTCTCCCACCCCTTCTTGCTCTGCGGGGGCGCGGGCTCAAGTTCCGGCAGCGGCTGCGACACCGACACCATCTTCTCGCCGAGCACCTCTCCGTCGCCCCACGCGATGAAGCCGTGAACGAACGAGAAGGGATTAACTGCCCACCGGCTGTTTTCCTCGGCCTCGGTTTGATCCGCGCCGAAGACCCAGTGGCCCGTCTTATCCATCTTGAGGATAGCCGACCCGACCGGGCCGACCTCCACTTCGATGTTACGCAGAGCCGTGGACAGGGAAGTGACAGCGGGCAGACCCGCCTTGCTGAACGCAGTGATATTCGACATTACTCTACTCCTTACACTATTTTAGAAAGGGCCGCAGTCAACTGCTGCCCGATTTGCAGCACGGCGGGCCGGGGATCGCTCTCCGGCGCCATCGTGTTGCCCGTCGAGACTGAGACAACGAGGTCATCCGGCAGGGGGAGCTTCAGCTTCTTCAGCTTCTTCTCCGCCTGAGCCGGGCTAACCACAGTCGTCTCAATCACGTCCTCTGAAGGCAGGTGCGCAAGCAACGCCTGCTTGGCGCGCTCGTCATCTGCCCACTTGCGCGTTGCGCGCTTCTGCACGAGCTTGAAGCCTGGCACCGGGTTGCCGGACTCCAGCACCTGCATCGCCAGCGCGCGCAGGTCGCTAATCCAATCCTCAAGCATCTGCGCCCGCTCAAGCATCTGCCCAAGCTGCGCCGCGTCGAGCTCCTTAATCTGCGTCTGCGCTGCACGGTCAACCGCGCCGGTCATCAGGGGGCAGATGGGCTTGGCGGCGCACCAACGGCAGTGCTCGCCAATCTTGAGCGCCGCGTCGGGGCGTTCCGCCTGCTTGACCGCATGCACCAACTCGCGCTCAAACAGCCGCACGCGGTCAAACGATGTAACCCACCGCTTTACCTGCGGCGGCTGGACGATGATGCACTCAATCTCTTTAACGCCCTTGAATACCCAGTCCAGCGCCGGCGTGCGAATCGCCGCAGCCGTATAAAATAGAAGCTGAGGGTTTTCTTCCACTTCGACGGCCACGCCGTCACCGAATTTCCAATCCAATACAATAGCGCGATTGCCAATCCGACCGATAAGATCACAAGAACCAAACACACCCGGCAAAAGATCACCGAAGCTGACGGTTTGTTCGACTGCGAACTCAAGTTGCGCGTTTGGGTCGATTTCATTTATGGCATCCATGGCGGGACGAATCTTCTCGTCGAGCAGATCGTCGGTAAGTTTAATGCCGTTGTACTCCATGCCGAGCACGTACCGCAGCTCCTTGTCTTGGCCCAACAACTCGGCCATGACGTTGTGCAGCAGCGTGCCTTCATCGGCGTACTTGCTTGACGGCTTCGGGGGGACTTTTTGGCAGAGCGCGACGCTGCCAGGGCAGTTAATCACGCGCTTGGCGGTGGACCCGCCGACTATGTTGCTATGGCTCATTGAGGACTCTCCTTTAGTGTGTTTGCGCTAGCCTAAAGCCGCCGAATCGGCTTGTCAAGCATTGTTTTATCCCGTAAGATTTCGCTCATGCGAGAAAAGACCATTGAGGAATACTTGACTTGGGCGGTCGAACGTGTTGGCGGCGTGACGTTCAAGTTCCGCTCGCCCTCCCAGCGAGGCGTGGCCGACCGGATCGTGTGCCTGCCTAACGGCACGACTTGGTTCGTGGAGCTAAAAACGGAGAACGGCCGGCTCTCGCCGCTGCAAAAGGTGTTTGCGTCCGTGATGGCGCAGACAAATCAGAAGTACAAGGTGCTGTACCGCACAGAGGAAGTCGATGCTTTCGTTGCGTCCGTATCAAGAGAGCGCGGCTGATTTCCTATACGAGCACGACCGTGCCATGGTGCTGGCGCCCGTAGGCGCCGGCAAGACGGCGCTTACCCTGACGGCCATGCGCGATGCCTTGGGCGCTGGCGTAGTCAAGCGTTGGCTTGTCGTGGCACCCCTGCGCGTGGCGCAGCACGTCTGGCCGGTTGAGGCGGCTAAGTGGGCACCGGGGCTCACGCTCGCGGTGGCTCTCGGCGCGCCCGCTTGGCGAACGAAGGCGCTAGAATCCGACGCCCGCGTGGTGGTCACTAACTATGACAACCTGCAGTGGTTAGCCAAGCAGAAGCTTGACTTTGACGGCGTGGTGTTCGACGAGCTGACTAGGCTGAAGAACCCCTCGGGAGCGCGGTTTAAAGCCATCCTGAAGGCGCTGGAGCCGATTAAAGTACGGTGGGGGCTAACTGGTAGCTTCACCTCAAACGGCCTAGAGGACGTGTTTGGGCAATGCAAAATCATCGACCAAAGCCTGTTAGGCCGCAGCAAAGGCGCCTTCCTGCAACAGTATTTTATCTGCCTCAACCGGGAGTTTGGCGAATGGACGCCCGCGCCTGGCGCGTTAGGGCAGGTTATGGCGCGGATCAAGCCCGCGACTTTTGTGCTAGAGCCTGGCGAGTACAGCGACAAGCTGCCGCCGCTCCACACGGTACAGATGCGCTGCGAGCTACTTGACCGCGAGCCTTACGAAAAGATGCGGCGGGACTTTATGGTGGAGTTCCCCAACGTCACGGCTATCGCCGCCAACGCCGCCGCCGTCACGTCCAAGCTGCAGCAGATGGCCTCGGGGTTCGTCTACGAGACAACGCGTACGGCCTCGGATCGACCGGGCAAATTCGACGTGCAGCAAAAGACGGTGTGGTTTTCTGACCACAAGCTAGAGATGCTAGATGACCTGCTGGAAGAAAACCAACACGCTAATACGATAATTGTTTACAATTATCAGGCCGAGCTTGCTGAGTTGCGGCGGCGATACCCGACGGCGGCGACAATCGACCAGCCGGGGGTAATTGACGCATGGAACCGGGGCGATATTGAGCTGTTGCTGATACACCCCAAGTCCGCCGGGCACGGGTTGAACCTGCAGCACGGCGGGTGCCGGATGGTGTTTATGTCGCTGCCTTGGTCGTTGGAAGAATACGAGCAGGTCGTCGGCCGGCTGCATCGCAGCGGCCAGCGGCACGACGTATGGGTGTACGTGCTGCAGACTGAGAAGACGATTGACGAGAAGATTTGGTCGGCATTGCGCGACAAACGCGCCATGTCGGATGTTGCAATGTGGGAGTTAAAATGAACTGGCGAGAGTTGAACGCAAAATTGAACGCAATGAGCGAAGCCGAAGTAAAGCAGTTGCTTGACGAGGAACTGACCGGCGCCAAGCGGATCACGTTCGTGGAGCGGCTGCACCAGCGGCACTGCGCCCTGCGCGCCGTCCGTGAGCGCGCAGAGCTGATGGCCTCACTTACTGCGGGATCGCAGGTAGCGTAAGTAGTCCGCCCCTTCCTCGGGCTCCCACCAGACCTTCACCAAGTCTGGGTGCGACCCTGGCAGTGCAGGGTTGATTGTCGTCACGCAGCAGGGCGACAGCGCGTTGTCGCGGAAGCCCCGGTCTTTCGCGTAGCGGTCGTAGACCTTGTAGCTGGCGACCTTGACGGCGTGCATAGTTATGCCGTGGATTGCATCTTTAAGCACGCTATACGCCGACTCATGCTTGTGTCCGGCGATGTACACGTGGTCGCGGGTACCCATAATCGCGGCCTTCATCGGCCCATGGGCCGGGTTCCAGATGGACGAGCCGCTGTGGTCGTGCCGCGCGTTGACGCGCACTTCGGCGCCGTTCGGGAACCGCAGCGCGATACGGGCCTCGCTAGCCTTGTAGAGCGCGTTCTGCTGCCGGGCAATCCACTTGAGCGGGTCGCCCGAGCCTGACCACAGGTCATGGTTGCCGCCGATCATATAGAGCCAGTTGCAGCGGTTGACGAACCACTCAGCAAGCCGCCAAGCCTGCGCCGCTGACGTAGTTTGGTCGGCATAGAGCCGCGCCAGGCGGCCGCACCAGTTATTCGTCGTGTCGCCGACGTTGGCCGCGAATAGACCTTTAGTCTTGTTGACCAGCGCCGTGTGGCGCTCAATGGCCTCAATGTCGCAGCCGTCGTCGTCAACGTGCGGATCGCCGAAGTGCAGGATGCCGATAGGGCCGTCGAGCTTGACGCGCACCGGAATCAGCTTGGAAGCTTCTTCGTGCTCGCGTTTGTGGGTGAACTTGCGCTTGCGCTGCGCAATCAGTTCTTCGATAGAAACGTCGTCATCCGGCAGCGGGGTGAACTCAAAGTCCTTGGGCAATTCTTCCGGCGGGTGCCCGCTGTATGTTGATTGCGGGATGTCTATGTTTTGCGCTTTAAGCGCATCCAGCCTAAAGTGCAGCGTTCGGACGTTGATTTTAAGCGCCCGTGCGGCTACAGCTCGGATGCCGTTGGCTTTGTTTAACGCTTCTAGTATCTGAGCATCCGTAATCTTTTTATCTGGCACAACCCCTACTCCATTGTAGTTAACATTTGTTGCAACAGATGTCCTAGCAGATCGACTTTTGACTCGTCGCTTGATAGTTCATCTAGCCCTGCAACATCTAAAAGGGCGTGAATAGCCTCATGCGCCCATACTTGCTGACGATGTGTGCCTTTACAGGTACTTAGCAAGTGAATCTCATATCTATCTGGAAGCCACATTCCAACACAATTCTTGCCATGACGCCACTTGGACGGCGAAATGACCTTTACGCGAATTGTGTGGCCGGCGAGCTGAAAACGCGCCGGGATGCCGTCGTTGCGGGCTATGGGCTCGGCTGCGCCCACCGTTGCAACGCCCGCAGTTTCGCGTTTTGCGCGTCGCATTGGGCGGCTAGCTCGCGGAGGTCGGGGCCGATGTCTGGCCCTTGTTCAAGATTTGCTCCAACCGATCCTGCACCGCTCCCGGCGGCGGGGGCGGGGTCATCAGTTCTGGGGGCGGCGTAGCCGGGACGCATTGCACCGGGGTCGCGGCACAACCGGACAGGAGCAGAGCGAACAGGGCGGCTAGCAAGAGCAGCCAGTTCGGATGCGTACGCAGTCGAAGCCATTTCAGCGCGTATGCGATTAGCGCGCTCGGCCCGTAGTTCAGCTTCCAGACGCTCCACTTGAGGGCGAATTTCCTCACGACCTTGCTCCCGAAAAGTGTATACCCCATAGATTGCCAGAAGGCCCAAACCTGCTGTCAAGACTAAATGTGGTACGTATTTCAGTAACCAGTAAGGCACTACTTTACACCATTGTGTTCAAAAGAGTAGTGGTTGCCGTCATTAAATCGGCCGCCCCACCGAGCAAGCGGGTGCTGCTGCTCCCACCATTCGCCTAGCGGACGGTGATCTTCGCTCTGCTCCAAAAATTCGCCGTTCTTGAACAGATTAAGGTCGATGGCCAGCCGAATCTTGTGGGCGCTGCTCGGGTGGCTGTAGGACTTGCGGACGCCCATGACGCCATGTACGCGGGGGTCGCGGAAGGCGTCGCCTAGCGACACCTCGTAGCCAAGCTCGTATGCCTTGTCGATGAGTCTGGCCACCAGGCGTGCGAACAGGCGTTGCTTCTGCCCTAGCGTCACGGCTTGTCGGCCTTTGCATCCAGCTTGTCGTTTATTCGCATCAACATGGCTTTGATTTCGTCAATGTCGGCGCGGTAGTCAACACGGGTCACGTACGTCAACGGCATGTTGCGCACGTCCTTGTCGAGCCGTTCGATGCTGCGGCTGATGTTATTAAGTATCCACCCGCCAAACAGACCGGCAATACCCACCACAATGTTAAACAGAATTTGCCCGTCGTTCACGTCACTTCTCCGAAAGAGCCTGAGTGGTAACAGCGCGTAGCGCCAGGTTAGCAATTGCGCCCGACAGCATGATCGCTGCCGCCACTTGCGAGCCAAACAACGTCGTCAGATGCGCGCCCATCAGCTCCAAGCCGCCAAGTATGGCTAGCAGCACGTTGAACCACACAGTTTTTGACTTAAGCGCGCCTTTAAGCATAGGGACTACCTCGCCAGTGCATTGCGGGATTCACCCGCCGGCTCTGCAAACACGTTAGTGACAACGCCCGGCGCGATTGCCGGAACACCTCGGCCCGGCGTAATTTGTGCCGGCCGAAAAAAATACTCGCCAATAACATCGCGGCGGGTATTTAGCGCGTTGCTGAACGCTCGCGCTGCGGCGTTGGAGTTAATCAAATCCACGGCTACCTGCGCTGCCGTGCGAACGTCAAGCTCGCCTTTGACGCGGGTCAAGATAAAGTTAGCCAACATCGCGGGGCGCGACAGCAACGACGGAATGTCCGCAACTTCTTCCTGCACAATGCCTTTAACGCCCGCACCGGCCCGCTGACCGTCGGCGACCAACTTGTTGAACTGGCGCTGATCGCGGAACGCGGCGTTAATGTCGTCTACCACGGCCCTTAGCGCGGGGACTTCTGCAACCGCGCCGGTAACACGAGTGGCAGATACGTCGGGCGTTACGTCAGCAAGGTTAGCTTCGGCTTCCTTGGTGAATGACGCCAAATCGTCTAGCAGCGCACGGCGTCCTTCAAGGCCCATCGCACGCTTACCAAACTCCGCCAACTGCGGCCGCACATTCATGCCCGCATTGTCGAAGATGCCAAGCTGCGCGCGGTAACGGTCCATAAACTGCCGGTGCGCCTTGGGGTCTACGCGACCGCCTTTGACGACGGTTTTGCGATAGTTACCCAAGATACCGTTGCGCATGGCTTCCATCGCGTCGGGGCTATCGCGGAACGCCGCAACGAATCGGATGGCGCTGTCTTCGTTGCGCAGCGCCGTGCCGACCACGCTGGTCGGCGGCACGGAAGCCTCGCCACCGCGACCACGCGGCGAAAGCTTGGCCACCCAGCCCTCACGGAACGGCTGTGCAATCTGCGTTTGATAGACGTTAAGTGCGTTAGCGTACGCATCGCGGGCGTTTTTAGGCACGCCACGGCGGATGGACTCATCTACCGAGTCACGCAGGCTCTGCAAGTTGCGCAACGCCATGCGCGAAGCAGGGTCGTTAGCGCCCATCAAGCGGCCAACGTCAATGTTGATTGCCTTAATGATGGCGTCCGCGCCTTCAAGCGTAACCTGCGGCGGAACGGGCGGCGGTGCCGGTCGGTCACCTGCTAGTCCGCTCATGGGATCTCTGGTATCCGCCGGTGCCGAAAACCTGTAGATACGCAAAATTTCGTCAGTGTTAGGCGCCAACCCTGGGTCAAGCCGGGTAGACGGATCGGCTTGGATAGCCCGCGCGCGGCGCACAACGGGTTCCAAACTAAACTGATTAGGCGCTAGGTCAAACGCCGCCTGATAAGCTGGCGTAACGACCTCACGCTGACGCCGCTCAATTAAGTTCGCACGCTCTTGCGCGATTTCACGGCCTACGCGGCGCTGGCTTGTAGTCGGTACAGCACCGGCCAACTCTGTCTCGCGCTCGGCCAACAGACGCTGCTGCACCTGTTCATCCGCTTTAACGCGAGCCAAGCGGTTAGCCATGTTCTGCTGAATGGCCGCATCGCGCGCGGCGTACATGTCACGTACGGAGGTATTGGCGAACTTAGCCGTACCAATCAACGCGGCAAGGTTAGAGTTATTTGTTTGCAGCGCGACCTGCTGTGGCGTCATGCCCGACTCTAGCATGTCAATCGCCGCTTGCATCCGCATCGGATCGTTGTCAAATGCGTCTAAATAGGCGCGGGCGCGGATACGCTCGCCACCACGCGGCAACACGGGTTCAACAATGTTGTATCCCGTACCGCCCAATTTTTTAGCTGCGACGTTTAAGCCGCCAGGTGCCATCGCGCCAAGGAGAGTAGCGCTTGTCTGAATCAGAGGGCTTTCGGCGCCAAAAACTTGCGACGTTTCCAAACCCGCTGCACCGCCAAGCGCCGCTACGGTCTGCTGTCCTGGCGCACGGCCAAGCTCAGTGACGACGCGTTGCGTGGTGCCCGTAGGAACGCGCTCGGCCAGAGTTGTTGCGGCACGCGCCGTAGCTTGCGCGGGGACGGCAAACTCGGCGCCCGTGCGCAGCACGTCTGTAAACTCTCCTGTGGGTGCGCCCATGATGCCTTCGGGGTACAAGTCGCGGATTACCTGCGACGGCGTGCGCACGGGGTCAAGCCCCACCACGCCTCGCCCGACGTTGTACATTGACGCAGCGATGTCGCCAGTAGTAAGGGCCGCAACACCAAACGCCGCGCCGGGCACTGCACCTACGCCAGCAAACGGCGCGCCTAACGCCGCGCCAGCGGCGGCGGCGGTAGCGTATGGTCCAACTGTAGGGTTAACTACTTCGCGGGCAAAGTCTACAACGCCGCCTGCAACGCGCTCAGGATAGGACAACGGCGCTTGCGATTCTGTCACCCACTCGCTACCTACCAGATAGGCTTTAGCGCCTTTTGGTCCTGTAGCAGTTTGAGTGTAGGGCTTCCATTCGTCTCCAACCAGTACGACCTTTTCGCCCGTTTTGGGATTAGTTGCCGTTTGATAAGGCATGGTTAACGCCCCGGTCGGTCAGGAACAAAGCCAGCAGGCACCGGTGGCGCAGCCTTACCCGGCGTCGCGTATTTCTTAAGGGCAGGCCGGTCAAAGATTGATCGTCCGCCTTCGGCATCAAGCCACGCTTCCTCGGCGCCGTCAAACGAGCCCGTCTCACGCCGCCACCGGGAGTAGAAACGCTGCTGCTCGTTGTCACGGTTAATCTGTTCGCGGGCCACATCCAGCATAAATTGGTTAGCTTTAGGCGTTTTACCCAAGTCAATAAAAGTTTGCTCAATACGATCAGCGTCAGACGCGGTTTGCGTACCTTTTTGTTCAATCTGCCGACGCAACACGTTTTCTTTACCGGCGGCCAAAAACAATTCGGCGTTAGCGGCTTTAGCTTCGGCTTCGGGTTCGCCAAGCGCCGCGAGGACTCGCGCGCCTTGACGGATGGCATCGGCACCGAAGCCGGTGCGCAATCCTTCATTCAGCGCACGCTGGGCTTGGTCAAGGGTTGGCAAGAAGCGGCGGCCCGATTCAGCGCGCTCGCGGATGGTGTTAAATTCCGCCACCAAGCCTTCGCCAAACTTACCCGCTTCAGCACGTTCTTGAACACTAGTGGTAGTAACCACAGTACGGGGGGCGCCAACCGCGCGCTCGGCCAAATCCTGCGCAAACACTTCGGCCGAACGCGGCACGAACAGTTTGGCGCGTTCGGCCGGCGGAATCTGCGACAGGAACTGTCCGCGCAACTGCTGTTGCAATGTTGCAGGATCAGCCGACAACGTGCGGTCGGCATAGCCGCGGAACTGCGGCGCAAGGCTGCCCTGCGCAATCATAAAGTCTACTTGATCAATTACCTGCGCCTTGGTGGGCGGCGCGTCGCCATACGCGAAGTCGCCAAGCATTTTCTGAAACCGGCCATAATTTTCGTCGGCCATTTCCGATGTAATCTTATTGGCTTCAAGCCCGGTCTTTGCTGTCGTAGCGCGCTTGCTCGCAAGGTCCGCCATAGATGCGGCGAGCTCGGCACCAGGCTTGCCAAAGCGCAAAAGCTGGTTCTGCGCTTCGGGCGTGCTCAGATCGGCGGAAGACAGGTAGTTACGGAACTCCAACTCCCGCTGCGCGGCCGCCAGTTCTTGCTGCTCCTTAAGGCGCTGGGCGCGGACGCCACGACCGGCCTCAAGCCCCTGCACATACGAGCCGAGGATGTTGACCGGCTCCAGTTGGGTTGCACCGATGACTGCCATGATTACGGTCCTCCTGGGCCAGCCGGCGGCGGGTTAAAGTAGCCACCCTTGTAGAGCCCGTAGCCCATCGCACCTTGGCCAAGGGCTTGGCTCAGCGCATTAGCTTGACCAAGATAGCCCGACGCGCGAGCCTGACCGCTCTGCATCAGCAAGTTGCCGAGATTGGAGCCCAACTGACCAGCCTGTTGACCAACCTGCTGCGTAGCCGCTTGCCCCGCGCCGTAGAGGCTGCCGAGGACGCCGAGGCGGTTGCCGAGCAACGCTTGGGCGCGGTTAAAGGCGTTCATGTACTCCTGCGAACCCATCTCCTGACCGTAGCGCGCACCGGCACGGATTGCTCCGCCGCCAAGGTACTGACCGCGCGCGGCCTGCATGCGCTCTAGCGCCTTCTCGCCTTCCGCCAGACGGAACGCGTAGCCGGGGTCCGTTTGCATGTCGGCGGCGCTAAACGGCCGCCCTAGCGAGCCGTACCCGGCCGAAGCGGCGTCGCCGCCAAGACCTAGCAACCGCAGCATTTCGTTCTGCGACGTAATGCCGGCTTGCCGGAACGGCTCCTGTAGCTCAACCTGCCGCTCAAACGTTTCGCGCTGGACTTGGGCAGCCTGATCGGCGGCCTGCTGCTGCGCTCTGGCGGCCTTGCTAGCCCCCCGCGACGAGGCGGCGGCACCGATTGCGGCGCTGCCGATAATTGCTGCTGCGGTTCCAATGGCCATTACGCCACCTCTCTTATAAACGTACGTTCCATAGGACGAAACCCTTTCCGCGTATACAGATTAGCCATCTTGCCTACGCGGTCATCTTCAAGGGCAATCATAAAAAGTGCTGTTGCATTGTTTGCGATTGCCCACGATTCAATCATATCGTACATGGCTTTACCGGCGCCCTTACCCCGTACTTGGGGGGTCAGCCACCACCACAACTCCTGCACTACCATACTGGAAGGGCTGAAGTACATAGGGTAAAGCAATGCGCCGGCGATTCCAATAATCTTGCTATCGTCTTCAGCCAACCAGACGCCAACCGACGGATCGTGGATGGCGCGTAAGTAAAAGTCTGAATACCCATCCGCGTCAAACGGGATGACGCCGTGCATCGGGGACGCCGCGTGAAACGCCTGCGCAAGCGGCAGGTAACGCGGCAAGTCCTCGGCGATGGCGCTGCGGACAATCACGAAATCTCCCGACCCGAAGCGCGGATGTTGATGGCCGTGGCCGCTGACGCGATCGTGGAAATTGACCCGCCAGGAGCAAGCACGTGGCCGACGATTTCGGGGAACGTGTACGTCTCCGAGGGCAGCAGGGTTTTGCTTTTAATGATTAGGTTCTGGTTGCCGGCGTTATCAAACTGCGTCACAAGGTTGACCGAAATGGTCCGAGCCGACGTGTCGTAGTTAGTCGCCGTAAACTTGTCGATGATGGCCGACACGCCCGAGGCGCTGTACTGCGTCGTCTGGCTAGACTCCGCAATCTTGGCCGGAATTAAAACTCGTACGTTAACTGCCATGTGTCACCTTAGAACGTAAAGACCATACGAACGCGGCCATTCCCACCGTTTTCGCCTTCGGCAAAACCGCCGTTGCCGCCATATCCGGCTGTCAAACTGTTATCGCCAACTATGCCTGTTGCCCCGGCGTTAGTGAACAGAGCTCCGCCGTTGCCAGTCGTCCCTGGCACCGTATTACCGCCAGAGGCCGTACCACCCGCGCCTTGGGTATACGACGGCGTGGAAGTGCCTTGCAGACCACCATTTGCCGTCATGGTCGTAATTGTGTAGGTGCCACTGTAGACGTTTGAGAACGTCCCCGCCGTGGCCGGGCCACCGCTGCCCCCAGCGCCTCCGGTGCCAACGGTGAAATTGATTGTTTTTAGGGGGTCGCCAACGCCAAGGACAAGCACCGTTTTGGAATACCCGCCGCCACCGCCACCGCCGCCTTCGTAAATGTCCGGCTCTCCAGGCGCGATGAAATACGTGCCGCCGCTACCGCCGCCGCCGCCCGCGCCCCAAACTTCAATCGTCGCGCCTGTTGCGCCAGCCGGAATCGTCACCGATCCAGAGCCGGGTTCGCTCGCGTCATAGACGCCCGCGCCAGCGCCACCGGCACTGCCGTTAAAGAACGCTGCGAGGGTCGCGCCGCCCATCAGGTCAATCCTGCTCCGCTGATAAGCCAAGACGTACCGGCAATCTTAATACAAGTTGCTACGCCATTACGGGCAAGCGTTCGGGTGCCGGTCGTCGTGCTGTTAGCCAACGTCAACGTGTCTGAGGTAATCGCAATCGAAAGGTTAGTCGCGTTGACATTAATAAAAATTATGACCGTGCCGACCGGGAACGGAACTGACGAGTTAGCCGGGATTGTGAGCGTAACGCTGGTGCCGTTCATCAAAATTGACTTACCAGCATCCGATGCAATCAGCGTATAGCCCGTCGTTTTGCTGTTCTGCGGCGCATCTCGATAGCCTGCCTCATAGTTTGTGTTAGACGGCGCGTTATCGGGAATGAGAACCGTGCCCGTAAACGTCGGGCTGGCAATCGGCGCAAACTTGGCGTCCGAGGCCGTTTTGGTGTAGGCGTCCGTGATGCCGTAACCCGACAGCGTGTCGGGCGTACCGGCGATGTCCGCCCACTCAATGCCCTGCACGCTGAAGTCGTTAACACCCGACACGTCGTCGTACGTGCCAATCGTGACGTTCGCCGAGGTCTGAAGAACGAACTTGTATGACGCACCCTGCGTCAGCCAGACCGCATTAGCGGTCCTACCGGCGGCGTTAAGGACGATGGGGTTGGTATTAGGGGCAGCTCCAGAAGACGACGTATAGGTCGCCTGCGGGGTCGTGGTGCCCGCTGCATACGTGTAGAGCTTGCCGCCCGACAGGATATTGCCGTTGTTGTCGAAAAACTGTGCCCCGACACCGGCAAAAGGAGAAAGAAATACGCTCATACGTACACCTGCATAACGGTCAATATGATGGATGGAATCGCCGGCACGGGGGCAGCCGCCGCAAACGTCTGAAGCTGCACGTCAAGGCTGTCCACCGAAAAATATAACTGAAAATAGTCGCCGTTGGATAGCGGCAAGAAAAAGTTTGCAGCCGAGAAGATTTCGGCGTCGTTGCCCTGAATCTGAATCAACGACCCAGAATTGGCGACCGCCGTGCCGTTGATGGCGGGCCAAATGTAAAACCTGCCGCTACCGCCTGAAGTCTTGTCCACCTGAATAGAGAACTGCACGTTGTAGACGGCAGGCCGCGCAACTTTGATTTTGCTGCTATCCGCCGGATCACGGTAGACGCCATACGCCGTGTCGGCGTTGTTGTAAGTAATGGCTTTAGCCGTATTGATAACGGTCGCCGCTTGAGTCTGGGTTGAAAAAAACGACCCAAAATTTACTACGTTGGGTTCGGGATAGCGGGGCATCAGTTTAAGCGCCTGTATCTCCGACTCCAGCACCGGCACGGTGTCTTCTACCGTAGCCGCCAATGCCGGGGTCAACTCAAGGTCAGCCGTCGTAATCTGCGTCGTGCCTGCGCCTGTCAGCGTGAACTGGTTGTTTAGAAACCTAAACCATTCGCGCGAAATGAGGCCCGTCCGCTCGTCAATGAACGGTACGCGAGGCGCCGGAATGTTAGTGATATTAGGCACTGGTTCCGGCTATCCTGAGTTCAGCGCCCATGATTGCCGTCACCATAGGGTCGGCGGCAGATACTTCGTACACGCGATCGCGCGACTTGAGGGTTGCGCCAAGCCGACGCCAGATAACACGGGTCTGCGTTGCGCCAATCGGCCCAAGCGACTCCCACCGCTCGTAGCTCCAAGTGTGCCCGCCATCGTCCGACCAGCGCAGCATGACCTGCGGATTAACGACGCTGTTCTCCGGCTCGCCCTCGACAACGATGTTGCCAAGGTCTTGCTGCAAGATGTACCCAGGCGCTTGTTGCTCAAGGAAGCCGGGGTCGTCGTATAGCCCGCCCACGCCCGTCTGGCAGTCAAGCTGCAACTGGTGGTGGATGGTACGGGTTAGGTTGTTCTGGCCGGTCGGCAGCGCGCGCCATGTCCGCAGCCATTTCTGCAACTGCGTGTCATCGCGGAAATACCGCAGGTCAAACTCGTAGAGACGGCCATCTTGGAAATCCCCCAAAATCGGCTTGCCCTTAAAACGGGCATGACAGTTTGATCGATGGCGACGGAATTGACCTTTCTCAAACGCTGCGCGTTCATGCCAAGCGCCGGTCGCGGCGTCATACACCCAAGTGGTGTTGGCCGTCGGGAAAATCAGCACGTAGAACGCGTGGCCGTCTTGCTGATACGTATACGCGATGGCGTCAGACAAATCAGTGTAGTTTTGGATGGCGAACTCGACCGCATGGGTCGAAACGCGCACGCCTTGATAGCCTTGTGCGCGGTATACAACACCCTGTCCACGGGCGTCTGACCCCAACCAAAACACACTGTTATCCAGTTTTGCAACCGAATACGGCGCAAGGCACCCGATTTCGTTGTATGCGCCTTGGATGCGCGTCAACGGGAAGTCGGGGTCGCCCGAGTTGTACCAGACCTCAATGGAGTTGGTGCCAAACAGCCACGCTTCGCGGTGGTCTATGATGATGGATACCAAGCCGTCCGGCGAACCTTCGGCTGACGCGAAGTCAAGCGGATCAACCGACAGGCCATCAAGCAGCGCCGTCACCCATATACGCTGGCTGTTCGGCTCGTTAAATACGAAATACCCGTCCAAGTAGCCGACCGTGACTGCGCCGGGGAAGTCAGGGTCGGTAATCTCTTGGAACACGTTGGTGTTGTTGTTGTAGATGTATCCGTTCGGGTTACAGGCTACAAATATCTGGACGCCGTTGTCCGCCATAGACACGGCGTCGTTACCCGCGATGTCGCCCAGCTTAGTAACGTTAAGGTTCTCGTCAACCTTGTAAAACTCTTGACCCGATGCGACAAACAGCGAGCCGCTAAGCGGGTACAGCCCACGAATAGGGCCGCTGCCGACTTGCATAAACCGCCGCATACCAGGGCAACGCTGAAGGTACGCAGGCTCCTTGCCGGCCTCGGGGATGACCTCGGGGTAGAGGTTCACCATCCGAGCATCGGCGGCGTTTACGCTGCGCGCAACGTAAGACGAGCCCAGGATCGGCGTCTTCATTAAAAGTTACCGGCGTAGATGTTGTACCGATTGCGACGGGCGATGATGCTGTACGGCATCGCCATAACGTTGTTGGGGTTGTTGATGCGCTTGAGGTTACGCTTGCTGTACATCGCAACGCGGCGCACGTCCGGCGCCGGCTCAACGCCAAACTCCGGCGCCAGTTCCAGCGCCAAGTTATACCGGAACGCCCGCAAGTAGCCCGGCGGCATGAGGATTTCCGTACTGAGCGACGCGGGGTCCAACAGCCGCTGCACCGAAATAAAGTGGAACTCCAGCACCCGATTTGGCACCGGATAGACCGACATGGAGATGTTTGGAAACGTATTGTTGACGAACATCACCTGCGGATAGGTGCTCTGCACGGTCTTGACTGCAATGTTGTTGTACTGCAGCTGGTTGATGAACTTGATGCCGTACGACACGTTCGTAGACGGGTCGCGGAAAAAAGTCGAGTCATCAAGCAAAATCGGACGCTGCGCCACATTGTTCCCGTCTTCGACGGAAATGTAGTCATCGTCTTGCGTGGTAATCGGCACTTCGCTTTGAGTGCCAAGCAAATAAAGAAAATCGCCCGACGGGCCAAGCGTCTGAATACGCTCGCCGGCAGGCCACATGTAAGTCTGGTCTTGGGTGCAGAACACGGCGAGGCGCTCGGTGTTCCAGCTATCCACCATCTGATCGAACGCCGAAAGTGCGTCCTGTGCCATCGAAGCCGACGGCGTTTCGCCCTCAGCCAAGATGCCCAGCAGACGCAGCGCCCCGTTGATTTGATCGCCCGCTGTCGCCATGACCTACTCCTTCCGCTTTCGACGCGCCTTTAGCTCGTTAACGACCGGCATAGGTTCCGGCGACGCAGCAGGGTCTTCCTCCTGCGCCGCCGGTTCCAATGGGTCATATTCTTCCCACCCGTGCTCGTAGTCCATAGCCGCTTCCAAATCGGAAATGGCTATCTTTAGCCCATGCACGGGATGGCGAAGATATATGTTCATAGTTACGGCAGAAGCCCGTAAGCCTGAAACCGCGACTCCAACTGAGCAACGCGAGTCTGGAGGTTTGCAACCACAGCCAACACCGTGTTGCCTTCGTTCTTAGTAACAAAGCCAAACGGGGTCGTCTGAGTCAAATCCTGAATCGCAAAGTCGGCCGGAGACGGGGGCGTGGACGTAATCGTCGTAAGCTGGGCCGTAAGAGCCGCACCTTCGGAAACCGGCGTCGTGCCGAAAAATCCGACCGTACCGCCTGCCGACCCAATTACCGCGCCGTCCAGCTCGGGGTCCGAAAACGCAACGCCAACCGCCTTAGTATTAGGCATACAAAATACTCCTGTGAGCAGTGCCCCCTACGGTATCACCCGTAGGGGGCGTTTGCCATTACGAAATGCGGTAGACAGTCCAGGCATTGTCGCCGGTCTTGCGGCAACGGAAGTGGCCCGACGTACCCGCCGAAACCGCGCCCGCGCCCACAAGCGTCCAGCCCGTGCCAACCGCCACCGTAATCGCATCCGAACCGGCCGCGTCGATGTTGATGACAAAGAAGTCGAACGCCGCGTCCACCTTCTCAGCGGACGAGTAGGCCGCCTCCCAAAGAGCAACGGTCGGAAGGACAAGGTTGCCCGCCGTGCCGTTGAAGGTGAAAAGACCGTTCGCCAGCTCAGCCGGCGTCGCAGTCGCACCCGCCGTGAGCGCCGTGGGGGCGCCCTGCGGGAAGATCAGCGGTTCGCCGACATTACCAGCACCAACCTGGTAGCCACTAGTACCGTTAGGAATTGCCATTTTTAGTTACTCCGTGAATAAGGTTAAGAATTAGCCCCAGATGCGGCAGGCCATCTGCGGACGGATCACCGAGTAGCCATACAGCACGTCGATACGGCAGGGCATACGGTCGTTGTTGATGTCGTACTGACGGACAACGCGCATGGAGATGCCGTTGTGGACCTGACGCGACGCCATGTCAACGCCCTGCGGGAGCAGGAGGTCGGCGGTGGCAAACGTAATCGCGTCCTTGTGGTACACCAAGTTCTGAGCGTACTGGCCGCTAGCGGCACCCACGTAGGTCACGACATCGCTAGCGGCCGGCAGCTTGCTGACCGTGGCGAGGGCGTGCGTCGGGCCGTAGACCGCCGGCAGGAACTCCACGTCCACGAACTCGGTAGCAGCCGAGGTGACGGTGTTCTGCACAACGAACTGCTGCAGCGAACCGGTGGACTCGCGGGTCTGCGGGTTGACCGCAAACACGCCAGCGATGGTGAACACGTCGCCGGGGACGAGGGTGAGGCCGTCGGTCACGTTGTCGAGCGTCAGCTTGGTCGCACCGTTGACGAGCGTGGTCTTCACAATCGGGGTGTCCGAACGCGAGGCCGAGCCGTTGGTGTGCTGCTTGATCGACTGCGACATGTTGATTTCGTCGTAGCCGAGGACGCCTTCACCCATCATGCCGTTCTTGAACTGGCGGCTGATGGAGTCCACCGGGTTGAACAAGCCCTTCATGCCTTCGACGAGGCCAGCGTTGGCGGCCGGGTTGACGGTCGCGTAGCGCGGAGCCATGCCGGCGGCGGCTTCGTTCAGCTTCTGCTGGGCCTGCAAAAGAACCAGCGAGGTGCCGGGGGTGACGCCAGGCGTACCGACCGACTGATAGACCTTCTTGAAGCTGTTGGCCACATCGGCGTCGATGCTGGAAGCGAGCTGGCTGATACGCGGCTTAAGCACGCGCTCGGCGAAGTCGTCCAACTGGAGGGCCATTTCGGCGCTGGTGAAGTTGACGCCAATGTGCTTCTGCGAGGCGACGGTGAGCGTGGTGAACTGCTCGTTGTCGTCCTGCACCTGAAGCGCGGCGCCGTCGGTCACAAGGGCGCGATCCGGCAGACGGATGCGGAGGGTCGAACCGATCTTGGCACCTTCGACAGCGAAGCTGTCGTCGTACTGACGGTTCACGTTGCGGGTGATCACCAGGTTGTTCTCAAGGATTTCGAGAGCCTTCCGGGTGATCATGTCAATAGTAAGCAGCGTATTAGACACAGTAAATCTCCAAAAAAGAAGTTAGCGGTTACGTCGGGCTTCCCACTGTTTAATCTGTCGCAGACGCTCGGCTTCAATCCACTCTGACGTGCTCATGTCCTTGACGGAGCGGGGGTCAGTCGTGTCTCGGGCCGGTGCGCCGACGGTTTTAGCCGTCACAGGCTTAATCGGCGGGGGCGCATTAGTTGTCTTTTTGACCGGCGGATTGTCGGTCAACTTGACCTCAATCTTACCAATCTCCTTGGCTTGCAGGTATGGCGACAAACGGGAAATACGTTCAGCCTCGCGGGGGTTGGAGCCCAAGTAGTACGCTACGTCGGGGCCAACATCCGAAGCCTGAATCGTCTCGGCCATCACGTTCGTGATTGGCAACGCCCTGTTGTACACGACTTGCTCAAAGTCGTCGTACTTGTCAAAGGCCGCTTCCTCACGTTCCTTATAGGCCGTCAACAGCTCGCGCTGCTGCCGATCCGCCTCACGCTGGGCCAGCAATTCCTCCGCCTTACGGGCCGCAAGGGCTTCCGTATAAGCGTCGGGGTCGATGTCCCGGTCAGGCAGCGCGGCAGGCGTCTGGGCCATCGGCTCAGGCACTTTCAACGCTTGCTCTCGTTCCCACTTGCGACGTTCCCGTGCAAGTCGTTTACCTACCAGCGCGTCGAGCTCCTCTTGGGAGAACGTCTTGGCAGGCTTTTCCTCCGGCGGGGTTGCCTCTTGAGCAACAACTTCGGGTTCCGGTGCTGCCGTAGCTTCCGGTTCCGGCGCGGGTACTTGTTCCGCTACAACTTCGTTTTCAGACATTTTGATTCCTTCAGAATCCCTGGTGAACCGCACCAGTACGGATAAATCGTACGCTGTTGCGTAAAAGAGTCAATACTTATTACGGCCCAGCATCGCGCCATACGCCGGTGCTGTAGAAGTAAAGTTTGTTGTTTGTGGTGTCGACGACGATGGGTGCCATGCCCGTGATAGCGGTCGGCGTACCCGTAGGCGTACCCGCGCAGGTCGGGACATACAAGAAGCCGTTGGTCGCGGTCGTAGCAAGGGCGGCAGATGCGCCTGCGACGACATTTCCGGCAACCGTGATGCGGAAGGCTTCGGTGCCATCGGAGAAACTGCTCGCCTGACGCCGATAAACAAACGCATCATCACCCGGCGGGAATCCGATGATGCCGGAATTGCGGACGCCGGAAACGGCAAAAGCAACCAACGGCGATTTGGTGTCATTCGGCGCGACGATTTCCACCCTCGAATCATCCGCAGCTCCAGCTAGAGTGCGGGATCGCTGTGCAGATGCGGTGCCGGCGACATCCAAGGGAAAGCCCGGGGTGGTGGTGTTGATACCGACCCGGTTGTTGGCTGCGTCGATGGCAAGTACATTGGTGTCGAACGTGTTGTTGCCTGCGAAGTTTTGCGCTGCGTCGGTGCGGGCCGCTGTGAAGTTAGCGTCAGGGGTAGTCATAACGCGGGTCGTGCCAGCGCCGGGGCCTGCGACCTGCAGGATGCCGGTCGTCGCATTCGATCGCACGTTCTTGACCGTCAGGTCATCAGATGCGACCTTAACGGTGCTGCCGCTTTGAACAATAGGTAGTACCTCAGTACCCGCAAGCGGGGTAGAGGCGGCGGTAAGTTGGGAAATCTTTTTGTCAGCCATGATAACCTCTTAGGGTACTCAACCTAAAAATGAAAGCGTAAAAGTACGACTGCTGCCAAGTCTATTTTTAATGCGAAGTTTATTATCCACAAACCAAACGTTAATTTTTCCGTCAATATCGGGATTTGATCCAGTCGTAGACGCTTCAAAATCATTAGGCGTTCTTGCAGCAATCACATAAACGTCATCATCGCCGCAAGCCAAAATAGCTTGAGAAGCTGAGTCATAATTAACGCTAATAGCAACTAACAGTCGGTTTGCAGTTACGCCGCGACGATCAAATGCGTGCGTTCCGTCATCAGCGATTGCAACAGATTGCACCGACAGCGCGCCATGATTTTCGGCACCAGTAAGCGCGCCGTCCACCAGCATTGGAGTTTGACGCGTCGATTGTGTAGAGCCAACGTAATTAAGTTCAAATCCGCGAATGTTGAATCCGTTAACAATACCACCCCACCCCGCGTCGGCGTACGTTCCTGCTGCACGGAAAAACGGTTTGGCGTTAGCCGGGGTTTTTACGCCGTCAAGGTTAATGATGTTTGTAGCATTAAGAATGCGGCCAGCGTTGGTATTTGCGACAAGCATCGCAGCTTGAGTAATTTTTGCGACCGAAATGTTGTTAAGCGACAAAAAGCCGACGTTTGACGGGGGAAAATCGCTAGAAACGATGCCAAGTACGCCATTACGATTAACTATTACGTTTGACAATGAAACCAAAGGCCGGTCAATCGTGTCGTTATAGCCAAGCGTGGCGGACATTATTAAATTTATGTCGGCATTTGCAATGCCAGATTTAATTTCGTTATAAACCGTCAATCCATCGACTATTGCACCTGTTGATTTTTCGTCGTAATAAGCGCCTTGATAGACCGACGTTAGGGTAACGCTACCGTTGAGCGGAGATGTTGCAACACCGCCACTTAAATAGTCGTAATACATAAACGTGATGTCGTTGATAGTTCCAACGCCATACTGCAAGTCAATTTCTACGCTACCACCAGAAAGGCAATACCCATCATTACGAATAATTTTTTCATCGTTGATGTTAGCAATGCCTTGAACCTTGATGGCTCGACCACGGCAGTTGGTGTACGTATTTCCGCTAGAAATAAACAGCGATGGCGGAAACACTTTGTGTGATCCGTCTGCGCTAGGAAAGTTTGACGGGTTGGGAGAAGCAAAAACGATTCCGTCATAGTCAAAGTTCGCAGCAGACCCCGCAGCATCGCCGCCAGAAATGTTACTGATTGAATTTCCGGTATGGATACATTGATAAATCCATCGAAGTTCGCCCCCACCAAGATTGACAACGGACGCGCCAATTCCGGTGGTGCCGGAAATGCTGACTATTCCAGTACCTGCGGCGCGGGTAATGTTTTCTATTCGGTTTTCCGCTATGTAAACGGTATTGAAAGACCCCGCAACCAACAAGCCAAAATTGCGGTCGGTGACGGCAAGCATTCTGAAGTTTTTGAATACGCAACCTTTGACTGTTGCGTTTGGCAGATTGCTTGTCATTGGCGTAGTGTTTCTTACATACACGCCGCCAGCCGCCAAGTTTGATCCAATAAAGGTCAAGCCAGAAAGGATAAAATTGTAGCCGCCACAAACAAACGTCCAGATGTTGTTGGCAAGTGCGTCACCAGAGTAAGTAATAACGCCCTCACCATAAATCTCAAGATCGTTAATGAGGCTAATAGTGTAGGTATCGGTAACAATGTAGTTACCTTTTGGAAAATAAATTGACTTTGCGCCCGAAGCAACAGCCGCTTGCAGCGCCGCTGTGCAATCCGTTACGCCGGTTGAATCGGCTCCAAAATCTAAAATGCTGACAAATTGGCGAATCTGGTCAATGGTTGCTTTTACCGTGATGTTGTTTCCATCAACGATAGGCAACACGCTGGCCCCAGAAATAGGCTCAACAGCGGCAGGCAGTTCAGAAATTTTAATGATTGCCATTCATCACTCCAGCAGCAGCAAGCCGCCGTTCTCTTGCACCAAGTTTTCGCCGGTTTCGGTTTCCAGATTGCCAAATATCACGTCGCTTGCGTAGCCCGTCAAAAACGAAGCAATGCCGCCAAGCCCTAGCCCGACCGCATTTCGCAAACCAACTCCGAAGCTCATCGGATGTTGATGGGCTTGGCGTACAAGTCGCCGTCAGCCGTTACGCGAATGGCACTCACTCGCCAGGGCGCGCCAGTGCCTTGCGGCACAATAAACGGAATTGGCGTGTTGGCCGGGATCGGAGTGCTGGAAGTCGTTGCCGTCACGCCTTCCCCCACGACCACGTACGCGGCTGACGTACACCATACCACTACGCCCTGCGGGCCGGACTGCCAAGTCGCCGTAGAGCCTGCGGTGCCCGTGTACGCTACCGTACGACCGGGGTATACGGCATCGGCCATCGGATTAAGAAGTTCCATGTTCTACCCTCACGCTAAGAAGCGCAGTTTATAAA